GCCGCCGAGATGGATAAATCCATAGTTTCCCTGCGCAGTATCCTAACTCGTATTATTAAGATCATACGAGCTGTACGTAAAGGCAACGTTAATTACTTGCGTCGCCAAGTTACGTTTAAGGAGTTAGCTGACAGGTATATGGAAGTTCGTTATGCCATCCGGCCTTTAGTGTACGACGTCGCTGGAGTCATGTCCGCTCTTCAAACCTGCGGAAATGATTGTAATACCAGACAGACGTTTAGGGGTCATAAAACGTACGGCGACCAGGAGAGTTCCTCGACCTTGCATAACTGCTGGTCTTGGACTTATGGAGGTACTTGGGTGGCTAAGGCTACCCTTACACGTACATCCGATCTCCAGGTTGACGTCAGGTCAGGGGTTCTGGCTGCAGTTCAAATTTTGTCGAAGCTCCCTTATTGGGGACTTCACCACCCTGTCGAGGCTATGTGGGAACTCATTCCATATAGCTTCGTAATTGATTGGGTGTTGAACGTAAGTCAGATTATAGCGTCTTGGACCCCAGAAGTGGGGTTGCGGGCGCTAGCTTCATGGTACGTTATCACCCAGAGATGGGAGACGACGGCCCAGTTAACGAACTCGTACCATACCTTTTCGGGTACAGAAATGCTAGAAGATAGCATGACCCGGATTGAGGGTACACGGTATAGTGAGATCTCTGTCACTAAATCGAGAGTTCCCGATCCGAGCAGACCGGTAGTCCCAAGCTTTAACTTGAGGCTTGACGCCCTAAAGCTCTTAGATTTGGTAGTGATGGCTAAGAACCTACTTGGCCATTGACTATCGCCGTACAAGGAGAAATCCTATGCAGGACAATGTCATAACATTGGCAGTAGATGAATTGAACAACGACACGACAGTAGACTATGATTTTACGCGGTATGAGGAATATCAAAACCGCTCAGTCTACATCGGCGAGGACCATTCGTTGGCCTCTCGCGATACGCTGACGTTGTACAGGACCTTTCCTAAGGCCTCGGGGAACTATAGGGGTAATGCTAAATCTACCCTTAAGTTTTCCAAGGACTATGAAGTCACCGGCGTCGATGGGATTAGTACCCTCATCGCACCTGTGATTTTGGAAGTATCCTTCTCAATTCCCGTGGGTGTGGCCGCAGCTGATCGAATGATCAAGCGACAACGTGCCATAGCCATCTTGGACGACGATGCCTTTATGGAATCGCTGACCTCCCAGTTAATGGTATAAGACCGTGACCAGATCCGAAGAAATACTCGGGTTACTGGTAATCGCGGCTGCCATTTCGGGCAACCTGAAGACTTTGGTCTTCAATCTGCTCTTTATCTGGAAGAGGTTAGTACAAACCTTCCATAGGAAAGAGGCAAAACCGGAGGATTTATGAAACTTAGATCCCGAACCAAGACCCAGCGGCGTCAAGGAAAATCGCTTGACGTTAAGCTGAACCTTCCC